AACAACCTGCCGGAGCTGTCGATACGGGCGCGTTCGGAGCCATTAACAACTGCCTGAAGCGACGAACTGGAATGGTCGTAAATTATCTGACCAGGAGACGCAGTATCAGCATCTCCAAATATGAGACGCGAACTTCCGGTGTTTGTTCCTGTCTGTTTTAGCTGTAAGTATGGAGTTGCCCCTTCTAGCACACACTGATATGCAGGACTCGTAGTGCCAATCCCTACGTTGCCGTTACCTTTAATTGCAAAAAAATCACTAGTTTCTGCTGCACTTCTAACATACAATGCAAAGTCCGAGGAAGTTGAACCTGCAGACAACAACAATCCTGACTGTGTGCCCGAGCCAGCATTATTTTTTATAGAAGCGGTCCAGCCAGTAGAAGTAGCAACAACGTCTAGTGGTGCGCTAGGGCTACTAGTCCCCAGACCTAGTTTCCCGTCCGATGTGATGCGGAGGCGTTCGTAAGCAACGCCTGGCGCTGTGGATGTTTGAAAGGAAATTGAACCAACAAGACTGCGAAGTCTAAAGTCAGATGTATCTCCGTCAACAACTATGTCACCGCCTGAGTTAAGAGACGAGTTTCTTTGAAACAGGAGTTGAGTATAGCGACTTCCATCGTTATCCAGCAGTAATTGACCAGCGTTTCCGCCTAGAACGCGAAGTTTTGCCGTGGATACTGGTGTTCCTGAAATCCCAACATTCCCACTCGCATCAACAAACAACCTCCCCTGACCATTAGTCGAGATGGCTACTTGGTCTGCTCCAGGCGAATAGATGCCGGTGTTGGGGTCGCCGGTAAAGAAGATGCTGGGCGCAGCAGCGGTGCCCAGGTCCACCTCGCCGTTGAACGCCACCACATCGGTGGTGTCGAGGTTGCCGGTCAGGGGGTTAAAAACGTACTTAGCGCCCATTGGTCAGTTCCTCAGCTCTTGGTGACGGAGATCAGGTTGTTGCTGCCGTCGTAAGCCAGCGTCAGCGTTGCCACTGTGGTGCCGCCAGAACCGCCGTCCTTGTAGACCACGCCAGTGAGGTTGGCGCCGGTGTAGCTCAAGTCGATGTAGTCGTGGGCTGGGATTTCCAGTCCTTGGACTACTGCATTTGAATATGTACCGTCTGGATTTCGGACTAAGCCGCTAACGGTGCGCTCGGTTATGGGCACGACTTAAGTCTCCAAGCGATACACGCATTTGCCCCAGTCTACGGGGTAGTTTGCTGCTTGCGCTTAGTCGTCGTCCTCTTCTTCGTCGTCGGGGTCTGCAATTGGAACCAGCACTTCGATGCCTTGAGTAAGCATCGTGACGAAGCCGCCGATGATCTCGGGGTTTTGGGGTGTCTTGAAAACAAAGGTGGCGTGGGTAAGACCGTCCTCAGCGTCAATTTCGATATGAACACAGCCTCCGTTGACCGTTTGGATTGCCATTAGCCGTGATAAGCAACCCCGATGTGGGGAACAATGCTGGGTGTGCCAGAGCTAATGGATGCAACTCTCATGCGGATTTTTGCGGCAGGTTTGCCGTTGTAAAAATAGACGTATTCACCGTCAGAGTTAATTGTTTTGCTGGTGTCGATTGTGAACCAGTTGCCGTTGCCGTTAAAACTGCACTCCAATGCCAAGCTGAAATTGGCGCCGCCAGTAACAGTAGCCGCAAATGTGTAGCTGCCTGAGTGGGCAGGCACCTCGATCCACTCGTTTACGGCGTCCATTGTGGCGCCTGTGTATTCGACCAGGTTTGTGTAGCGGTCGATGGCAGTGACGGCGACAGCGGCCATGACTATTTCTTCCGTTTTTTGGTGGTTTTGGCTGCTTTTTTGAAGGCGGCAGCGGTGGGGGCGCCTTTTGCGCCAGGCTTGCGCATCTTTTCGCCGGAACCGGCGGCGATGCGCTTGCGTTTGGCGTTGATGTTGCTATACAAACCGCGCTTGGCCACTACTTTTTGCCCCCTTTTTTGGTGCTTTTAGGCTTTTTCTTGGTGCCGTAGTGTCCGGGCATTGGCTTAAACCTGCTACCACACACGATAGTTGGTTTTTCCTAGGGCTTCTGGCTTTGCAAGGTTGAAAGTTTGAAGGCAGAGGTAGCCCAAGGCGTCAAAAGCGTGGTCAACTCCAAGGTTTTTGTTGGGGAGGCCGGTGCCGGGGGCGTAAGTCAAGGTGCGGAGAGACTTGATTAGCTCCTTGCACTTGGGGTGGATGAAAAGGCGGCGGGTTCCAGTGGCATCGAGCAGCGCGGTGTTGACGCAGGTGATCTTGTCGCGGATCTTCCACGGGCTGCGGGGACTGGACACCGTGAAGCCGGATTTTCGCAGGATGTTGTGGTCGGTCGCACCAACGCCGGCGGTTTTGCGGGCGCCACCGGTGGGGTCCGGGCACGTGATAATGCGGCGCTCCACGCCAAAGCGGGTTTGGATTTCTTCGCAGAGGTCCCAGGTGGTGGCGCCGCCGGTCATGATGATTTCGTCGAAGACCCAGAGCACGTCGCCCTTTTTGACCGCGCAGATCGCGCTCATTGGGTCGATGTTGAAGTCCACCCCAATCAGCAGGGGCAAAACGGGCAGGTCTTGGACGGTTTTGTCGATGTTGTCGTCCGAAAAGCTGATGGCGACTAGGCCGCTGAGGTTTTCGAACGAGGCTTCAAATTCTTGGCGGAAGGTGCGGGCGTCAAGTTGGGCGCGGGCAGCCTCAATCTCCTCCGGTGGGACGTTGTCGCCGTCGATCGTTGTGAATTGCCACCGTTGCCAGTCCGGGTCGTCCTGTTCGCAATAGCACCAGAGGTCGTAAAACCAGCTGGCCGTGCCGTCGGGGGTGGAAATAAACAGTGCCCAGCCCTGTTTGTCGGCTAACGCGGGTCGGATGACCTCGAACCAGACCTCGCTGGACATAAATGCGGCTTCGTCCAGCACCACGCCAGCCAAACTGCGGCCGCGGAGGGCCATGGCGTTTTCAGTGCCCTTCAGTTCGATCGTTGAGCCGTTCACTAGCTCGATCTTCAGGTCCGTTTCGTTTTTGCTCTTGATCCACGCCTTCGGGACCAGCTTTTTCATCACCTTCCAGGCAATGTCCTTCGCCATCCGGTATGTAGGGGCCGCGTAGAAGAATGTTTCGCCCGGCCTCTCGATCGCCCCACGCAGCAATTCGATGCATGACAGGTAGCTTTTTCCGAATCGTCGCCCGGCAACGAGGACGCGGAAGCGTTTACGGCTACTAAATACTTCGCCTTGGGCAAAACGGAGGTTGAGGGTTCCAGCAGCCGTGGCTGTCATTTGTATTTTTATGGGTACTTTCTAGGGTATTACAGGAATTCGACCCCTGCCCCCTAGTAGGGGGTGCGAGGGGTCCAAGTGCAGTAGTCGCCGGCTCTGTAGGTGCCGAACGGGCAGGAGGTTTGGGTGCGGGGGATGGATTGGGTCTTGTGCTCCAGCGAGGGGATTGGGGTGCAGTAGCCGGAGGATCTGTAGTAGCCGAAGGGGCAGGTGCTGCCGATTTGGGGGATGGGAGTGGCGTTGGCGAATACCAGAGCTAAGGCGAGCATGTTCTGTAGTAGAGAAACACTTAGATTAGCACAGTAGAAGAAAACGCGGATATATCAGTAGGTTCCCTGGGGTTCGTACCCCTTTTGTTTTTTGCCGGACCCTACCCCCCGGTGGTGGCCGGGGGAGGGGGTCAGCGGTGCCGGGCTCAGCTGACGTGATCAGCCCAGAGGCAGACAGCGCCAGCAGCAGCGAGGCCACAAGCGATCGGCAGAAATGCGGTGGAGGCAGCGCCAGCAAAGAAGACGCAGGCAGAGGCTTTCAGCATTGGAGAGTTGCTCCGGTTCGTTACCCTGTAACAATACAGCAGCAAGGGGCAGCCGCTAGCCTTACTGTTACAGTTTGCAAGGTGGCCGGGTAGACGTACCAGCCGCAACGGCTACTTGGTGGGAGACGTGTTGCGCCGATCGTCGATCTCCACTCGCAGCAAGGGGGCCGCGCTCGCTTCGGTGATGGGATCCAGCTCGCCAGCGGCTCTCCCGAGCGAGTCGAGCAAGTGGCACGCCACCTGGTAATTCCCTTTCCGGACGGCTTTCGACAACAGGGAAAGCCTGTTGGCCGTAATAATGTTCAATAATTCCGC